ATCCTGTAACGTGGAAAAAATTGCTTCACCCTCAAACCTAAGACAATCTGACGAAACCATTGAGTACAGTCGCTCGGGATCGTGCATTAGGCATGCCCAAAAAACGTATACAGGTGTACTTGATGTGTGTGCATTAACAAAGCGCTTATCATCGGCTAATGAAAATTCTAGCTTTCCGTCATAGAATGCATAAGAATTTATTATAGAGCCGGGTGGGATTAGTTCTTTTAGAGCGTGCGCGCACCCATTCTTCTTTGTATTATCTAATATCGGCGTCACTTGCGTCACCAGTATCAACATTTTCTAACTTAGACTTAAAGCTAGCTAGCTTCTCCTGCAACTCGGAGTACTCTGGTATCACGGCGGGTGGCTCTGCCTCGCCATCGCCTGGGGCCATTGGGTTGGGTGGTCGCTGGACGCTTTGCATCATTTGTTGGGATTTGTATGTAAGGAAAGACCCAATGATCATATTGACGTCGGCAAGAATAGCATCGACTTCAGATAAAGCTATGCGCGTATCGTCTACTTGGCAATGGGAATCAACTGTCATCCCAATCTCCTTTAAGTGTTTGCTATTGTTGACAGACGCTTCGAGTACGGAATATGCCTTATTAGCTAATCGCTGGACCTCTTCCTCTAGATCATCGATCTTGACTGAATATTGTATATTAACTCTTTGTGACATTTTACCCTCTTAGTAATTGTTTGTTTTGATTAAGTGATTTTTCGACGATATCGGGGGCGCCTACTACAACTATCTCTGTTCCAGTGTGACCACGGTTTATCGTCAATTTTGTAAAGCGATGAGAACTAGATAGATCCTGCGGCAAAGCACCCTGTTCGTTAAGGGTCTGCATACGCGCCTCTTCCCTGATCATCACCACGTGTTCAGGGTTTACAAAAACCTCTCTTAGACTATATTCGCTCTTAGTGGTTAGGGTGCTGTTATGATGCACCTCTGTTAATTTAACTAGCATCTGCCTCTCCCTCCATTGGGTATACATGCCTTTTCTCAACCGTGCTTTCTCTTCCTTTAGCATACACACGAAGAGTGTTGGACGCTTCTTCTCGCCGGAATATTCCTGTGATGGGTTTCTCTGTCTTTGTGACGTTCATGCTGCCGTTGTCTGCATGATTCCACAAGCTAACGTCTTGTGGGATATGTACTAAGTCTCCTTCGATCATGTTAAATGTCCTCCGTTTGTATAATACCATAATTAGTTGTGATCAGTGTTCCAGCACAACTCGCCGCATTCTGGAGAGCAGTGATTGTCACCTTCGCTGGATCGATAACTCCTGCCTCCATCATATTGGTCGCTTGGTTAGTTAAAAAATTCCATCCACAATTTGTTTCCGAATCGGACAGAACATTCTGCACAACAAGGTCTGGGGACTCCCCAGAATTTAACGCCATCTGCCTGATGGGCTCTTCACACGCCGCTCTGATGATCGTAGCACCCAGCGCTTGTTCTGTGCTATTTGTAGTTACGACTAGTGAGCGTGATGCTCTAAGAAGCGCAATACCTCCCCCGGGAACGATTCCACCTTCTTGAGCGGAGCGGACAGCTTCGAGAGCGTCTTCAATCCTGTGTTTGCGCTCAGTCATCTCTACCTCGGTTGTGCCACCGACATTAATAACTGCCACTCCAGAGGATAATCTCACTACCCTTCCTTGAATAGCATCGCATACTGATAGTGAGTCAGTTTGTTTAATCTCGCTCTTGAGTGATTCGATCTTCACTTCCACCGCCTCGTAGTCACATGCACCACCAACGATTGTTGTGCTGTACTTATTACTCTCAATACTCTTCGAAGAGCCCAAGTGTGACATTCGTGTCTCGGAAAGTTTAACGCCACTCTCTCTAGTGATGAAGGTAGCACCCGTAGATAGCGCCAAGTCTTCAAGGGTGTTGCGGCGCTCTTCTCCATAGTACGGTGCTTTGATCGCCGCAACCTTGAGAGAGCCTCTCATCGCATTCATAATTAAGGCTGCGAGGGCTTGGCCTTCTACCTCTTCCGCAACAATGATGAGTGGCCTACTTTCTCTTGCTACCATCTCTAAGACTGGCAGCACATCTTCTACTGCTGAGATCTTATAATCTGTGACGAGGATAAGCGGATTCTCATGATACATGGTTGCGCGGCGATCATCTGTAATGAACGCCCCAGCGCTGAAGCCTGAGTTGAATCGGAAGCCTTCGGTGATGTCTAGACTGGTCTCGGTTGAGCGTGACTCTTCAATAGTAATCGAGCCATCTTGTCCAACCTTATCTAATGCTGTCGCAATAAGCTTTCCAATCGTCGAATCATTGTTAGCTGATATAGTTGCAATCTGTTCAATATCATCGATACTGGTGATGGGAGTAGACAGGTTCTTTAGATTATTAACCACCTCTTTGGCCGCTAGGTCGATGCCACGCTGAAGCTCTGTTGGAGAGACGCCGGACGTAACAAACCTTTGGGACTCTCTAAGGATTGCCCGCGCTAGAACCGTCGAGGTAGTCGTTCCATCGCCGGCTTCGTTGTTAGTCTCAATCGCTGCTTGACGAATAATCTGTGCGCCAGCATTTTCAAATGGATCATCAAGGGCGACAAATTGCGCGACAGTGACACCATCTTTTGTAATGAAAGGCGTTTGTCCCTTCTCTTGTAGCAAGACATTTCGACCTCTCGGTCCAAGCGTGGAAGCTACGTTGTCTGCTAATACGTTGGCTCCTCTAATAATTTTCTGCTGTAATGTTTGGTTATCCGAATATTGTCTGGACATTGACACCTCTTATAGTTATTCTTTATTATAGCCCCGAAACACTAAAATGTCAAGCACTATTTCTTGGTTTGTAAGATTTCTTTGGAACTAATATTATTTGCGTTGCTAACTGATGTATTAGCTAGCGAATCGTTCTCAAGTCCTCCAGCAAAAAAGCTGTTAAGGCTGTCTGAGAGGATCTTAAGGGACTGGAATATTTCAGTCACCTCATCGTTGAGCACTTCGCGAACATCTGCGACAATCTTGCCGACTTGAGCGCGACCGATCATAATTGAGCCAACAAACTCTGTGTTCGTCGGTTCACTATTGTTTATAGATTGCGCTTGGTTCAGTTCGAAGTGCATTCTTTTTAGATAGCCATAGCTGCTCAGGAGAGCCTGCTTCTTCTGCGCAGCCCCTAGCATTTTATATTGGCGGGCTGATTCTTCTGCCGAAAGGAACTCATCATTTTTGACCATGTCCTCGATCTGTTGATTTCTTTCACTCTTCTTAGCGGCCGCTTTTTGAGATTTTACGACAGCAGCGTTAGCATCAATAATTGCCTTCTTAAGTAAGTCGTGTATTTCAGGTATCTTGCTGTAGTTGCTGCTAACCCAATTTTTGACACCAGTGGCACTCATGGCTCCCTGACCTCGGGCTTTAACCTTATTAAATAAATCATCATTCTTCTCCCAATTAAGGTCGTCCGTGAGTTTCTTAAAAGCGTCGTCATCTATCCGATTAATCAGATTCTCTGGGTTCGCGTCGGCGAGGCTCCCAATTTCATTATACAGCGCTTTATGAAACAGTGGAGTCAATTCTTCAGCGGACAGCACATTATCTGCTGCCGGCAAGTTAAGTAATTCGACAGCGCCAGATTGTTGACCAGAAGCCAGCGCACTTATAACAGACTGAGGCATTCTTATCACATATGGGTGTTTAGAATTTAAAAGGATGTCGGCGATATTTGCCAGGTTAAAGTCAAACTGGTAGAAGTCGATCTTTCCTTCTAATTCTAGCCCCTTGCCTTCAAGCGACTTGGTACACACAACATAGCGCATGCCGCCGTTAATTGACTCTGGGTACGCTGGCTTGACCATATCGTTAACCAAGTCGGTGTAACTTCCACCAACAAGTAAGCCCCCCTCTCGATACAATTTCAAACTAACAGGAATTGTTTGACCGGAGGACCGGTCAAGGTAGTCAGCGATCGTCTTGTTACCTGTGGGTATCTGCTCTCCATCTACCAATGCTGCTAGGAAGGATTCGAAACTAAACCCAGCCGATGATGCGTTAAAGTTTGTGATAACTTTCGTCAAAGTCTTATAGAAGACAAGATAGGAGATTGCCTGCACAATACGTGCAGTGCGATCATCGCCCGCTTTTTCAGTCACCATTGAAAGACCGTTATCGTAAAACTCTGATACACTGCGAATCTTGTCTGCGAAATCGGATCCTTGAATATTCTTAAGGTAATTTTCTAACAACTGTCTTTGGGCGCCCTTGATCTCAACACCTTCATCAGTGGTTCGAACATCAGACCAGCCAATCTCTGACACCTCTATATTGGGGATCATCTTTAAGACCATTTCCAGTACTGCCTCATCGCTACTGGGAAGATCTGGTGGTGCCACCTCTTCATTGGTTTGCGAGGACATCACCTCCTTAACCATCTCCAGTAGCGTACCTATATTGAGTTTGCTAACCTCTTTCAAATATTCTTCTTTTATGATCTCAGATAATTCGGACATGTTCTTCTCCTTAAATAATTATGTCAGCGATGCCCAATTCGACCGCTTCTTCGGCAGTTAAATAAACATTTACTTTGCGTTCAAGCATTTTCTTGATTTGAGACTTTGTCATTTTAGTGTTGGCAGCCAAACAACTGATATACATGTCTTGAAGTTGTTCGATTGCTTCCATCTCATTTATCATGTTGTGTAGTGATCCATGGTTGGCGCCCAAGACCGAGTGGATCATAACACGACAATTTGCGCCAATCTTGCGCTTACCTTGTGTTCCGGCGGCCAAGATGAGTACTCCGGCGGACATTACCTTGCCCATTCCGATAGTGTGTATCTCATTATTCTCTTTCACGTTACGCATAATATCATATAACGAAAACATATCGTCAGCCGAGCCGCCATATGTTGACACGTAAAAATCAATCGGCTTTCGCTTTTCTGGACTTGAGTTCGCATATAAATGGTCTAAATACAGCAACCCATGAATGACCTCTGCAACTTTTTCTTCGGTTACATCACAAAATAAGCCGATGGTGTTCATCGGCTCGGGCTCCTCTGCGAGCATCTCCTCGCTCAAGGAAGACGGATCAAGGATAACGATCTTTTGTCCGGCATCTGATGGCACCTTGTTCTTCTCTGGCTCTTCCGCTTCTACTTCAAGCAATGTCTTGATTGCTTTTTTGATCTCTTTAATCATCTTCTTAGATTCCTTCTTTGTTGATAAAGTGTTTTATGTACTCGATACCTTCTTCGTTCAAGAAGCGCATTGCAGAATCCCAGTCATCGTACTCAATAAGGTCGCGATAAAACTTGGGGTGCCTCTTAATTATCTCCCTAATCGACTTATCTTTATAAAGTTTTATATCAGCATCAAAATTTAATTGATATGCTTTAACATTTCGCTCGCTCTCTTCCCTGAGTCGCAGTTCATTAAGACGCATAGCTTTGGTATATTCCAAGCTCTCTACCCCTCTAACAATTGTATACAGCGAGAGACAATGTGAAATCTTGAGCATTACGAGCCCTAGACGTATTTCCTTGAGGAAATAAAATGTTTTGCAGGTAAGATACCCGAACGCAAAAACTAACAGATATAGCCACCAAATATGTCCCATGTATGCTCCAAAAAATTAACCACTAGTAAAGACTAGTGGTTAATATTATAACAGGCTCGATGTCTTTTGTCAAGTTATTTAGTGAGTCTCTTCATGATTCTCTCAGCAAGCTGATTAACAATCTCTTCCTTCTTGCTCTCGGCTTGAAGGCGCTCAGCGACACGGCGTGCCACCTCTGCGACGACATCATCGCCTTCTTCTTCTTCTTCGCCTTCCATCATTGGCTCTTCGTCGGGTGGCTCGGTATCACCTCCTTCGAGTTCCGCGTCCATTGCCATTTCTGGTTCTTCTGGTTCCAAGTCCATCTCGTCTTCAGCCTCTCCTTCGCCGCCCATTGCAGCGCGGAGTTTATCGGCCAAATCGATAATTGCTTGTGCTTCATCGTCAGAAAGCTCCATGTCGCCTTCTGGTTCAGCATCTAAAGCTGGTTCGTCGTCCATTGCTGGCTCGTCGTCCATGGGTAGTTCGTCAACAGGAGCTTCTTCAGCACCCATATCAGGTGGACCCATGTCCATTTCTTCTTCTTCGTCGTCCATTTCATCGCGAGCGCCGGGTGCGTTTCCGTACCCCATCTCTTGAATCTTCTCCTCGCCAAGCGGACGCATGCTAGCGAGTTTCATAAAGCGGCGAAGTTCGCCCTCTGTTAGTAAAGTTTTACGAGCCATTATAAAATCTCCTTAAGGTTTTGCGAAACTCAATTGTAAATAGTGTTTAGTTGCTTATAGTTCCCTAAAATTCAAAACAACTTAAAATATTAGTGTTTTTAATCTTCCCAACTGCTTTCGTTTCTATCTGTTTTACTCTTGCAAATGATATGCCAGAGCGTTCAGCAATTTCACGTAAAGTCATTGGTCCGTTTTCATAAATAGATATCAAAGCGCAATTATGCTCTTTTTTAAAATCTATCCACATTCGACATTCTTTATTAGGGCATGCCGTTTTTAGTTCTCTGCATTTTCGAGAACAAGATAGTAGACCGTCTTTAGTCATAGTTCTGGATGTTCCTCTTCGATCAGATCGAATATATTGTCTATCTCTCCGTCAGTAAACCCAAAATCATTAATCTTCTGCTGTCCATCGGAACGGAGCTTCTTAGACTTTGTTTTACGCTCCTTGGACAGAGAGCTTATTTCGTCAACATAAGATTGTATTCTATCATCTCCTGCAAGATACGCAGTTATTAGCGAGCGAAAGAACTGTGATTGTTTCAGTCCATCATGCTTCAACTTTAAAACCAATTGTGCGTGCCTGTGATCATTCTCGGTGAACACTATCCGCTTCGTTAGTTTTCCGTACTCTATCTCCGTTGACATCACCACTTCCTCGTAGTGATATGTGTGTGACTTTCAGACAGACCGGAGGCGGTTTGTATAAGAAACTGAGCCTTTGCCTGTAGTTCATTTAGATTTTTGGCTCCGGAGTATGAGAACCCAGAGCGTACGCCTCTTTCAATGTCCTCTAAGATTTTTCTGACTGGACCACGAAAAGGTATTCTACTGGTGACACCTTCGAAGGAGGAATATTTTCCACGCCAACTCATTTGTGCTTCCTTGGATGCCATTCCTCGGTACTCTTTCCAAGAATGACCTAGTGAATCTTTAATTACTGATCCGGGTGTCTCGGTTGTACCCGCCAGCAGTGAACCACACATAACAGCGTCAGCACCGGCAGACAGGGCTTTTACTATATCGCCAGAATTGCGAAGACCTCCGTCAGCAATAATAGCCACATCGCGATCCGTCTTAGCACAATCCATAATAGTCTGCAAGCCGGGTACCCCGTGGCCAGTTTGGATTCTGGTCGAACAGATAGAGCCGCCGCCGATATTGCAACGCACAGAGTCTGCTCCCCAGTCCGACAGGTCATTAACACCCTCAAGAGTGGCGACATTCCCTGCCATAATATGAATACTATCATCAAGATTTCTACGTAAATGATGGAGAGCTTCCTTCATTAACACATGGTGGCCATGTGCAACGTCTACACATATAAATGTTGCCCCCACCTTAGCCGCACACAATGCGCGCTCCAAGAAGTCGCCCGATACTCCGACTGCTACCCCAACATTGGTGGCGCCAGAACGAAGTGCTTCCGACAAGTGGTTGGTCTGTTCAGCAATTGTATTGTAGCGATGGATAATTGCGGCGGCGCCTATGGCAGACAACTCAATAGCCATCTGGCTTTCAGAAACTGTATCCATCGGAGATGAGAATACCGGAAGATGCAATTTGAGTTCTCTTCCTAAATCGGTCTGAAGATCAATCTCGGCCCTGCTCTTTATATCTGAGTACTGGGGCTGTAGTAATACGTCATCATATGACAGGTTATACTTTTGATTCACTTTATTCTCTCTTGTTCGATGAAATTCTTTATATCTCTAACTTTATACCAAGTCTTCTTATGGGGGTCTTCTGGTTCCGGCATGACTTTGTGCTCCGCGGATATGCGCGGAGGTAAATCTGGGTTTGGATTTATTGCCAGGATAGTAGGTACCCCGTTGAAGTTTAGTCGCTTTTCAATAGATGGGTCATCATCAACATTATATGCATAAAATACTATATTGGGATCTAACTCATACTGTTCTGATATATTCACGAAGTACTCCTGTAGTGAGTGGCACATGTGGCAGCTATTTGAATAAAATTTAACTATACATGTCACCGGTGTGAGTACTCGATTATTTAAAATCTGCTTGAGTCCGTCTTCCGAAATTCTTGTTACACTCATTTTTCTCTCTCCTCTCTAAATTCTTTAACTGCTGTTTGAGCCTTGTTCCAGCACTCTGGGCAATAAAGCCTTACTGTGTCCTTATCTTTAATAACGACATTCCACGTAAAAGCCATTTCTTTATCCTTCTTGTCAAAGGGTTTTAAACACGCCAGACATTCGTCTGGCAAATTTTGAAACATCGCTACCTGATCAGAGATGTCGTTCTCCTTGCCGACCTTCGCTGCCGCTCGTCGTTGCTTTCGGTTCATCTACTTCTTTCCTTTTTTTGGCTTTGGCTTAGACACCTTCGGCTTCAGTCCTTGGGACTTTCTAAAGGAAGAAGATCTTTCAGCCAAGTCCTTATCGGTGATGACCGCTTCATCGGGCGCTTCTTCCTCTGGTTCCGGCTGCTCAACAACGGCTGCAGCTAATTTCTCGGCATCAGTGAGAGCCAGAATTGACGGCTTATATTGTTGAAGTGTCACCATGGCTCCCTCAAGTTGGGCCATCTTAGCTGCGCAGGTACTAATCGTCTGAACGGTTTCGGACGTGGCTGGATTATGGACTGCATCCTTAATTAGCGCATATTGCTCTAGCGCCATTGCTCGCAGTTTTTGGATTGCTGCATTTAAAATATCTTCGGTCATTGTTTTTCTCCTTACTTATTAATGCCTTCTACTCTCCACAACTCATCGCCACCGTCAAATACTACGACCGCTGATGGGAATGGTGCGGAATTCTTACTATCGCCAAACTTTAGGCGGCCCTTCACAAAATGAATCTCTGATGCTTTCATCACATACTTGTGCCAATACTTTGTATCGGTGCGGGCTGGGATTAGCATCACAACCTTTGTATCATTCTTCATAGCTTCATTATAACCTTTCTCGATCCATTTGTCAATACCTCTTCCATATGGAGGGTTAACAAAGCAAGTGAAGCCTTCCCAATCTTTCTCTAATCCGTTCTCGCTCTTAGTAAAGAAGTTGGGACACTTTGTATTATGGGTGCTTGCACATGGATCCAAATCGAAAGGTCCAAATCTCCAATTTAGCTTGTCGAAAAATTCTTGGGGTGTTGCCCAGTTGCCAGTGGCAGAACTAAACATTGTTTTTTGTGTATCTTTATTCATTGTTTTCCTTTAAAAGTTGTTTAAGATGTTCTTCGGGGTTTTTGTTGTTTAGTTTGATT